TTATATTAATTTAAACCTAATAGAATGACAAACAAAAAAAGGGGTTACATTGACATAAAAGTCGGTAACAAAAACAGAACACTTCATTTTTCAATGAACTTTTGGTCGGAATTTACCGAGCAATTAGGGATTTCACTTCAAGACATTGGTGATGCTTTTCAAAACGGAATATCTATAAAAGGACTTCGCGCCTTAGTTTATTCAGCAATTTTAGCAAACGACCAAGAACAAAACAACGAAATCGATTATAATTTATTTACTGTAGGCGCTTGGTTAGACGAATTAGACGCCGATAAAATAAATGATATTGTTGAGGTTATGATGCAATCTAAAATCTTAGGTAATAGCTTACAAGGCGATACTTTAGAAAAGGGAAAGCGTCAGCCGTCAAAGAAACAATAGATTTTGAAAGTTTAACCGATCATTATATCGGTTTAGTTGGTATTAAACCGGATGATTTTTGGCGGCAAACGTGGCGCGAGAACGCTTTAGTTGCTCAATCCTATCATAACAACGTAAATTTATCTTGGGAGCAAACGCGATATGTTTCTGTAATGATTCATAACGTACAATGTGAGAAAAAATCTCAGATGTTAAAACCTTACGAATTGTTTGAATTGCCAAGCGATATTGCAAGAAAAAAGAAACGAGCAGAGCCAAAATCAACGCGAAAAGAAATGGAAGCGTTTTTGGCAAAATATAATTCAATGACTAATAAAAAGACGTTAAAATAAAAGCGTCTTTTTTTTTGTATTTTTGTTTCAACTTATTTAATACTATGGCAGATCAAAATTTAAAAATAAATATTACCGGAGATTCGTCTAAATTGTCAAGCGCTCTTTCGTCAGCATCTTCAAAACTTTCTGCATTCGGTTCTAAAATGCAAAGCGTCGGTAAATCGATGACAATGAAATTAACATTGCCGTTAGTTGCTGCCGGAGCCGCCGCAACAAAAATGGCTTTTGATTTTGATAAATCGATGACGTCTATACAAGCGTTGGTTGGTGTTTCTTCTGAAAAAGTTGCTGAAATGGGTGAGGCTGCTAAGAAAATGGCAGTTGATACCGGTAAAAGTTCAAAAGAAGCGGCGGAAGCGTTGTTCTTTATAACATCGGCGGGTTTAAGGGGTTCGGAGGCTATGGATGTTTTAGAAATGTCTTTAAAAGCGGCAGCCGTTGGATTAGGTGAAACAAAAACGATTGCTGATTTATCAACTTCGGCGATGAACGCATACGGCTCGGGAACATTATCTGCATCTGGTGCAACAGACATATTAACGGCGGCAGTAAGAGAAGGTAAATTGGAAGCGTCTGCATTAGCCGGAGCAATGGGCGGAGTAATTCCATTAGCGTCAAATATGGGTGTTTCTTTTGATCAAGTTGGGGCCGCAATGGCTGCAATGTCAAAAACTGGAACAGATGCCGCAACTGGTGCAACACAATTAACCGCAATTTTAGCATCATTAAAAAAACCAAGTGCCGAAGCAGAACAAGCGTTTTCGGCGATGGGAATGACAACCGAAAGCGTTCAAAAATCTTTAAGTGAGCAAGGTTTATTATCTACATTAGAAATGCTACAAAATGGTTTAAAACAAACCGGACAAGATACAACGGCAATATTTCCAAATATAAGAGCATTAAAAGGAGTTTTAGATTTAACCGGTGCCGGATTAGAGGACAACCGAAGGATTTTTGATGCGCTTAGTAAATCAATGGGCGCAACAGATAAAGCGTTTGAAGAAACTTCAAAAGCTGCATCGTTTAAAATGACGCAAGGATTAAACGCAATGAAAGAGTCTTTGATGGCGGTTGGTCAAGTAATAATAAATAATATTGCTCCAGCGATTCAAAAATTAGGAGAGTTTTTTACAAATTTATCAAATAAGTTTAAAGAATTATCGCCTAGAACTCAAAAAATTATTATTGCATTTGCCGGAATTGTTGCGGCATTAGGGCCGGTTATCGCAATAATCGGAACACTTTTAACAATGGCTCCGGCTATTGGTGCGGCTTTTACTGTTATGATGGGGCCTATCGGTTTAATTATTGCCGGATTAACTGCAGTATCTGTTGTAATTTATAAAAATTGGGCGGGTATAAAAAAGGCTCTTGTTGATGTAGGAAACTATTTTATTGATTTATACAATAATTCATTGCCTTTTCAATTGACAATAAATGTACTAATAGCTAAATTTAAAAACCTATTAATTATTGGTAAATTTGTATTTTCTACTCTTGCTAAAATTGTAAAACTATTTGCTAAAACTATTTATTCATCGCTTGGGGCTATTGGAGATATTTTAGTCGGTATTTTTACTGGAAATACTGCCAAAATACAACAAGGTCTTAATACATTTACTGATGGAATTTCAAATAGTTTTACAAGCGCATTTGATGCAATTAAAACAGACGCATCAATTTTAGGTAGTTCTGTTGTAGATAATTTTAATGAAGCGCTAAAAAAGAAAACAATTGCAAAAATTGTTTTAGGAGTTGAAACAAAATCCGAGGGCAAAGCGGAAGCGGTATCTGTATTAGATGGCGATACTAAAAAACCTAAAGATACAAAAGCAACTACAACTTTAACACCTCTAATTGATCCAGATGCAGCGGAAAAATTAAAGGCTTTAAATAAAGAAATAAATAACGCTTTAATAACCGACGACGCAAAAGCGTATCAACAAAGACGACAAGAATCTATAAAATATTATGATGATTTAATTAGTAAAGTCGCATCGGGTTCGGAAAAAGAAAAAGAATTACAAAGAGCAAAGTCTACTGCAATTTCGCAAATTGATACAGAAGAAAAAAATCGTTTATTAGATTTAAAACAACAATTTGCAGACGCATCAAATGCAAGTGATGACCAACAAAAGGCGTTGGAAGTTGAAAAAATAAAATCAAAATTTGCAGAATTACGCCAATTAGCGATTGATAATAATTTAATGACTACCGAACAAGAAGCGGCGTTTAATATCGCACAAGCGGAGGCAGAAGATGCGGTATATAATGAGAAGAAAGTTCGTTTTGCTGGATTTATGATGTCAATGAGCGCAGCGCAAGAGCAAATGAGAAGTATTGGCTCTGCTATTAACAATTCATTTGGACAGATAGGAAATTCAATTACAAATATGTTTGGAGGTGCGCAATCTGCGGTTGGTGCATTTGTTGGAGTTTTAGCAAAAGACGCTTTAAAAATACTAGGACACAATTTAAAAATAGCAATGGCCGGAGGTACTGCCGCCGCAACTGAAACTGCTAAATCTTTCGGCCCGGCAGCGGCTTTTGTTTTACCAGCATTAATAGCGGGAGCAACTACGCTTATAAGTGGTACTTTTTCAAAATTTGCCGATGGTGGTATTGTAAGCGGCCCAACAATGGGATTAGTTGGAGAATATCCGGGAGCGCGTTCAAATCCAGAGGTTATAGCGCCATTGAATAAATTACAAGGAATGATTGGAAACACACAAGGTAGCGGAAATTTAAACGTAACCGGCCAAGTTAGAATTGACGGACAAGATTTATTGATTGCAATAGAACGCGCAAACGAAACCGCGGGAAGAATTTACTAAAATAAAAATATGGCATACGGCGTCAAATACAGATTAGAATTTTCCGATGTTTTAGGATTTGGAAAAAAAGTTGAAATATTTAAAAAAGATTATGTTGGAGATGTTCTTCCAATGATAGGAGGCGCAAATCCATTGACAATTTCTTGGCAATCGTCAAACGATTTTTATAAACCAATAATCGGATCAAAATGTCAATTGTCTTTATTTGTAACAGATGCGGTTTCGTATGATGACTTTTATAAATTTGATGAACGAGAATACAAAGTAGTCGTTTACTATGCGCAAACACAAGCGGGTTTATATTCAAAAAGAGTTACAGACGATGCCGGAAGCATAGAATCAATTGAATGTGTTGAAGGCGAAATTGATGCAACATTAGTAACCTCGACAAGTTTCAGACGAAAAGTTTTAGACGAAGGAGGTTTTTTTGAATCAATAGAATGTTTGTCTAGTCAAATAACAGAAGAAAATGCTATTTGGTCAGAATATTGGTCTGGATTTTTAGTTGTAGATAGATATAAAGAAAAAATGATAACACCGCCTTTTGCGGTAACTTTTAACGCTTTTGATGGTCTAGGTACGTTAAACAATTTTAATAGCACAATAGGCTATAATAATAACAATGCGCCAGTAAATAAAACAAATTTAGAGCGTATTTCTGCAATACTGCAAAATTTAGATTTAGATTTAGACATTTACATTGCATCCGACATAAAATACAAAACATTTGGGCCGGTTACAACAAGTGAATACGAAGATATTACAACTTTAGATGTTGGCTTTGATGAAATGATTGGCGAGTATGGTTTAAGAACTGCAAAAGAACAACTAGAATTAATTTTAAGACAGTTTAATTTAAGAATATACCAATCACATAATAAATGGTACATTGTAGAGGTAACAAATATTTTTGATTATTATGTTAAAGATATTATTTACAATGAATTACAACAATCAGCAGTAACACCTACAAATATTAGAAATAGAATTACAACACAACTACAAAACACAAACGTAGAATATATTGATTTTAGGAAATTTGATTACTTAGGCGCTAGTATTGGAAATGAAAGAAAGCAAGTTCTTTATGATAATAAAAATGATTTAAAAGCAACTAACAATAATTTATCGCGCGAATATTTACAAGCTGCGTCAGAAGTTCACACAGTTGGAAGTTATTTAAAAACTAGAAACGCATTTTACAACTCTGGTTTTGAATATGGAAAATATGGTTTTAATGTTTTAGAAGATTCTTCGGTTTCGCCCGGTTTTGTTATTACAAATCCCGGAAGTGGGTTTTTTCCAGATGGTACAAGAAATTATACACCAAATGGCGGAAGTGGTACCGGAATGATTGTAAGCGCAACTATTAGCGCCGGAGGTGTTCAATCGTTTGTAATTACAAACAACGGACAAGGCTATTTAGTCGGCGATGATCTTACAATTCCTTTTGATGATGCTTTTGGAGTTCTTTGTACGTTTACTATAAATTATATTCCATACTATGCAGAAATAGCAACCGACGAAATATCTTTTAAAGGTAGGCGATCAATGAAACTTACCGACATTGCGCCAATTAGTGGATTTACTCAAATGTTCCAATTTACAACGGAGGTATTTAATCCGCAAGAGGTAAAATATGCTGATTTTAGTTGTAAATTAAAATACTATTTTAGTTTTTTAAATTCACAAAATTCAAATGTTTCGGCAATTTTTCAATATTCAATTTTTACAGTTCTAGGAAGTACCGGTTATTTTTGGGATGCTGCAAGTGGTAAATTTTCTTCAACTTATGGCGGAACAAATTTAATAACAACAACAACGCCAAATAAATGGGTTGATTTATCAATAGCTTTAAGCGATACGGATTTAAATATTGGAACAGATACAACCGCGACAATTAAGTTTGTTATATCTAACACAAAATGTTCGGATGCTGATTATGATACAACGTATTTTGACAATATGCAGATATTGCAATCCAAAACATCGGCAGACCAATCGGATCAAACATTTATTGCAAAACTTACAAATGCTGGAGTAAATACAACAATAAAAACAATTAACAGAATACCAGACCAAAAAGCTGGATATTTTAGAACTAGAGAAGCAAATCCGACTGCTACATTTAAGCCAAATAGTATTGATTTAATGACTGTTTTAAATAGAAACGTTGCCAATGATTATAGAGAATTTATAACTCGTTACAACGGAACTTTTAGAAACTTAAAAAGAGAGCCGTTATCGATACATAATAAAATTTGGTTTGGTTGGCCCGGAATTGAAACCGATCCGCAATCAACTATAATTGACGGATTAACATATAATGTAAAAAATGCTGAATTTAATGTTACTTCACATTTACCAAATAATGATGATGATACGCCAACAACTAGCATAATAAATTAAACTTTTTCCTTTGTTTTGTTTGTCAGCCGTCGTTTAACAACTTTGTTAATCGGCGGTTTTTTTGCAAATATTTTTGTTATTTGAAAATATTTTTTGTATTTTTGCGTAAATAAAACAAAGAAAATATGTTCGAAAACAATTTTAAGGCCGAAATGAAAAGGCTAAATTTAAAACGTTATGACGTTTGCAAACTTTTAGATTGCACAATGCCAACTTTGAAATCACGTTTAACAAATCCGGAAACTTTTACAATATCCGAAGTACTTATTTTAAAACATTCTAAGTTTGAAATTAGAACTTTGATTGATTTAATAAATATGTAAATTATGGAATCAATTCAATGGATATTAATTGCGGCGCTTGTCGTAATAGTATCAAAGTTTATTGCAAGAAAACTATGGTCAGATGATTGGCCAGAACATTAAAAATTTAAGGGAACAATTATGAAGAAAATCAACATCAAAGGAAAAGAGTACATTACAGTAAACGAGCGTTTAATTTATTTTAGAAATAAAGATGAATTTAAAGGCTTTGGAATCAAAGAAGATATTGTTACAATTGACGAAAAAGAAGGTATTTTTAAAGTAACTATTTATAATACTAATGGAGATCCCATTGTATCGGCACACGCGCAAGAATATAGAGATTCATCTTACATAAACAAAACTTCTTTTGTTGAAAATGGGTTTACCTCTGCGTTAGGTCGGGCGCTTGGCTATTTGGGTATTGGAATTGATACATCGATTGCATCTGCTAACGAGGTACAAAACGCGGTTAATAACCAAAAAGAAACGCCAACAGACAACAGAAATTGGCTTACAGAATCACAATTGAACGCAACTTTAAAGGCTACAAAAGACCAAGCTGAAAAGGTTTTAAAGACGTTTAAAATGAAAAAAGAGTACAGACAACAAATAGTAAATAAGTTTAATTTAAAATAAGTAAAACAATGAGTAAAGAGACAATCTACTGCGGAGGCGGTAAGCAAGTAAAAGGAGAATACGGAACTTTTAGAGCCGTTACAATTAATTTATCAAATTTACCGGCAGAACATATTTTTGAATATGAGGGTAAAAAATACGTAAAGCTAAATATCAGCGATAAAAAAGAGGCTGATCAATACGGCAAAGATGTTTCGGTTTCTGTAAATACTTGGAAACCAGAGCAGCAATCGGAAGCGAAAGCGCCAGTTGCACAAGCGGCAAATGATTTACCTTTTTAACATAAAATGTAGGTAAAAACTAAAAGCGGTTTC